ATTCACCAGCCCAACTTGCAGATATATTGGTAAAAGATGATGTGTGATTGTAAACTGAAAGTGAACTTAAATCAGTTAAGAAACTTCTATTAATTTCACGAGCAAAAGAGGAAACAGCTCCGAATATGGTAACTTCATACGAATCAATAAATTTGTTTGCATAAACATTTACTTTGTTTAATTGAAGATAACCTTGTGCTAAATAAACTCCACCGAAATCTAAATAACAAGGAACTTTAATATTTGTTGCAAAAGTATCTGGAGACTGTACAGAAATATCGTAAACATGCTCAAAGAAAGCATTATTCTTTTTACTTCCTGGTAACGTAATCTGGCGCGTAAAATCGGCAGGAATAATCCCCAAGTCAAAAAGACCAGTAACATTATCTGATAGTAAAATATCTTCATCTTTGAATAGGTCTAAAATGATATCATTCGCAACCAATTGAAATTCTATACCTTGTGTACTTAATACTCCCATTATAATATAAGTTTATAACCTTGTCCAAAATCAAAATCAAATCCGTATTGGATAACCTTATCTACTACACCAGTCTTAAACGTTACATTATCAGTATTGATTGTAAGAGGTAACAGGTCAGTAGCAGATTTAACCCAATAAATTTCTTCTGAAACTAACAATTGTTTGAATATTTCATTATAAGATTCATCAACCCAATCAGTATTTACCTGAATAGATTGTTTAGAATCTACAATATAATTTAAGTTTGAACTATCGTATTGTGTATAAGAAAGAGATGTACCCGTCCACGTTCCTAATTGCGGCTGATAACTTCTCTTTGTTGTTTGGAATGATTGACGATTCACCATATAGAATGAGAACCAATCAAATTGTCCATATCTATTCTTCCATTTAATTCTAACGTTTGGATACTTTTGTTTACAAACTATCTCATAGTACACTGGCGTACCCAATGCGGTAGTATTGTTGAATGGTTGGATAGAATACCACTCCGAATTTGTGCTTATCGGGAAACCGTTCGCTTGAGGTGCTAGAGGGTATTGCTGAACTTGTTGAGATGATGATACACTTCCACTTAATGTAAATACAGCATTACCTAATGAACCCGAATAAACTAATCGGTTAGGTTGAGTTCCACCTGTTGTACCTACATAAACACCACCGAATCCCAAATCTTCTGATAATACTGATTGTGATGCCGGTCCATCTGTCATTAATGGCCAGTGGATAGATTTAGATGTTATTGCCTGTCCGATTGGTTCATCAAATATTGCGTATCCATCTAATGCTTTATATACACCACTTTCTAAATGTGAAGATGTTATAAAAACAGAACTTGATTGGTATCTATAATATCCATCAACTTTGAAATATTTTACATTTGAAGGATTACCTTCTACCGATGCAGTTAATGTAGAGTTAAGAATTCTACCAACATCAAAAATACCAACATTACTTGCGTTTGGATATTTTACTAATGTGTAATTTGATACTGAACCTGAATTATTAGGTGTTCCATCCCAATAGTATAAATCTAAATAGTATTGAAATGAAGCTGAAGTGTAAACTTGTCCACTCTCCTTCAACGTAAATACCGTTGGAGATTGAACCAAAGAACACGTAGCTGGATATTGATTGTATGATAAAGCCATCTAAAATCTTTTATTAATTTAACCTTTTAGAAAGAAAATATATCGGATACTATATTTGTCCGTATTTTGCAAACGCCTTTTCTAACTTTTTAGTTACTGCTTCTAGGTATTTTTCTATCGGTCCACCATTACCAGCAATCGCTTTATCAACCGCTAATTTAAATCTAGTATCGTTTGCAGCCAATTGTGCGAATGGTCTTGGACCTATTTGAGAGTTTGTACCAGTACCCTGATGTACATATCTACCATATTGTGCTTGTGGTGGTGCATAATTTAGAGATAGGGTGATTGATGGTAATTCAACTTTATCCTTACCTAAACTTGCAGCTCTTGATTCTCTTACAGTTGCCATTTTAGCAGCCGTATTATAAGAACCTATTGAGTTGTAAAGATTACCAGTTTTGTATGGAGCATTTCTGCTATTACTTTTAGCCTGACCCCAACTAGGATACCCATCTATGATATATAGTTGGGCTAATGTTCTATATGAGTTTGCAATATCTTCAACACCTGGAAATGTAAATGCCATAATTAACAATCAGTTTGTACACCTTTGATATCTAGTGGAGTTCCCAATAAGTTCGGATATAAACAAATGTCTTGCTGATTGAATACTTCTAAATCAAATGTACAAACCCAACCTGCTAAAGCATTTGGAAATTCGTTCTTAAATGGTACAGCATTCATAGTAGTTACAATATCAAATGCTTCAGTACCTCTTTGTGTAAATGAAATTAAATCATTTAGTATTGAAAGTGTATTGGCGTGAATATCTACCGTATCATCACTTCCGAAAAACGGCACTTCTTCATAGTTTGTTCTACCAATACTTTCGTTATTCTTTAACTTAACTTTATCGGCAATAGTAAGTTGGACTGTATAATTAACTACCTTATCAACGAATCTAGCATTTGTTATCAACACATTACCCAATGGATATTGTGGAAATTCATCACTATCTAAACCAAAATTATCACCATAAGACACTCTTTGAATGCTTGGATGATTCTTCATTATTGTTTTGAAGTAGTTAATTACATTATAGTATAGAACGTAATTTTGTTGCGTAGTAATCAGCATTGTTCATAGATTTTTGTAAAAGGTAATCTACTTCGTTTTTGCTTACCGATTTTGCGGTTTCTGTTTCATGCTTCACTGCACCTTCACTTTTGAATTGCACTCCGCTAAAAGGGAGATATTCAACAACAGCATACCAAATTAATGTTGGTTTGATGTGGTCATTCATTAGGTCTTGATAATACACATCTCTTTGTGAGAATGTACCTGCAATTATTTGTGCTTGTAAGTAATCAAATAGAACAGTTCCCAAAAGATTTAGGAGATATTTGTCCTGTGCAGTTCTTACAAAGTTTAATAATCTATCCGCATCAATAGAACCTTGAAGTGGTGTATTTTTGATTATATCGTTTCTTGTTATGAATAAAGCGTATGCCATATCAGTTTATGATTTATATGTTACAAAGTTTTTAGAGAAATTAGGATTACTTCTACTATAATCAGCAAAGTTTTCAGTATCAATGTTCTCATCTATCGCTGATGGATTATCTTCAATCTCAGCAGGATTTTCAGCCTGTTCATTGATATCTTCTTGTACTTGTTCTGTTGATTGTCCAGTTTCTTCTGCAGTTTGTGAAAGAATTACCAATGGAGTTAATTGTTCAAAGTATAATTGAGTGTCTTCGTATCCACCTTTATCAAATGCTTCGGCTAAGAAGTTGATGATTAAGTTTTGGAATGGAGTAATCGTCATTGTTTGAAGAATTGAGTAAGCTGTTTTCATTTCTTCTGATTGAGAACTAAATCCATTAGATACAGTTCTAATACCGAATAATAATGGAGATGTTACTCTATGTGCAACTAGGATTCTATCTTGTGCGTATTCTGCAACATACTTTGTTTTATCATGCAGATTATCAGTTTGGATAGTTTCAATAGTTGGTTTTCTTTCAGGATCATCATTAAATGAAATCATAAATCTACCAGCATTTCTAGTGCCTGTAAATTTAGCTTCTACTAAATCTTCAATTGTATCTCTTTCTTCAGGTGCTGGAATACCATTGTTCATATTCAACATCACCAAAGGTAAGAAACCATTCTCAATATTGTTTAAGTGTAGATTAGATAATTCAGCTTCTACAAAAGATAATTGTAAAGCAGGAATCCAATCAGGCAGTGAATAGTAGTATTTGCCTGGCGAATAGTTCTTAATCCATAGGATTTCCATTTTATCCTTTGAAGTACCGTACGCAGGTATTTTCTTCTTGTATCTTTGTGCTTTATGGTCACTCCAATCTGTGCAGTAATAGAAGTTTTCAATTTTCGGTTTGTCATACAATTTCTCTGCTCTAAAGTTTTGTACTGGAGAGTGATACATCTTTATAATTTTAGTATGTTCATCGTTCCAATAAACTTGGAAAGCAGCATTACCATATAATTTTAAATCAAATGCAACTCTTTTTAATTCTTCTTGTGGTAGTATTTTACCTAATGTTTCAGTAAAGGCTTCATTCTTTGTGTATATACCTTTACCATAGATAAGGTCTGCAATACCTTCCACACATGCTGCATTGGTTGTAGAGTTATTGTACGCATCAGTTACGTTCTGAAAGAAGTCATCAGGTCCAATGATACCAACAGGTACCCATTGATAACGTGTTTTCGTATCTTCAGTAATAACTGGGATTTCTTGTTGTGCCATAGTTACAACCGAAAAGTTTTGATTTAATTTCATATTAGTCTAAAATTATATATTCATTATCTGTCACATTACTTACATAAACATCTTCTAATGGAATTTGATTTACATAGTTTGGTTTATCCACAGATTGAGATGTAAATACGCTTATACTTCCATGCCATATTGAGCAAGTAGTATCATTTATGTAAGCTCTATATTGAGTACCAACACTAGCACTTACTAATGTAGGAATGATAGAACCTGTAAATGATAATTCACTTTCGTATGCATTGTATTTATAACTTGATATAGATGCTGATGTATCTACCAATGTTGTCATATCTTGCAAATACATAGTAAGGTTTGAACTTCCAGTAGGTTGTACTCTGAATGTCCATACGTTGTTACTTGATGAGTAGTATGTAAGCATTATCTCGTCTTTAGTTTATTATTTAACAATTTTAAATCACTTTATAGTAATTGACATAAAAAAGGGATAACACTCTGTGCTACCCCTTTAATTATTTCTTTTCTATACGATTAAGGATTTGAACCTTTTACAATAGTTGGAGGATTAGTTACAGAACCGAATGGGTTTCCGTAAGTAGAACCAGATACGAATGGAGCTGGGAATTGTTCTTGTCCAGTGAAAGTTACTGAATAACCATAAAGGTCACCCAATGCTGCACCGGTAGAGATAGTACCGCCTGTTACATCTGCACCTTCTCTTTGTCCTACCAATAGGGTATCACCCGCCATTGTGTGGATAAAGATTTGAGGTCTACCATAAGCCATCAACTTTAATTGAGTTGTCATCTCGTTAGTTAATTTCTTAAGATTTAATACTAATTCTTGTGAGAAGAATGTAGTACCATTATCTCTTGATGAATTAACTGTTTCAGTATAGCTAGAATTTCCTTTAAGGTCATACTCATACACTGTTAAGCCAGAAGGAAGTGATTCAATCAATGCATCTGCATCTGCTTGAGATGAAGTGCCGAAAGAACTTGTATAGTTGCAGAAATAAACTGCTGCTATACCACCTACTGAATCTTTACAAGGTTCTTGTCTACCTACTGTTAAATTACAAGGCATATCTTTTAGTTTTTTAAGTTAATTTTGTTTTTTTGTTTTTAATACGTTTGAATGAGAGAG